TTATCCACAAAAACATAGTATATCATTTATTTAGTAAATTATCAAGCGTATTTAAGGTATTTTTTAAATCTTTGTGAAGTATACCAATACCACTTGCTTTGTTCCAAGCCACAATTACATCAAGTGTATCATCAATGATTACAGCGTCAGGTGTTGCCCAATCTTTTTTATGTTTTCTACCAGGTACAATATTTACTTTATAATGAATACCATTTGAACGAAGCCATTTAATTTTTTGGTCTTTTACTTCATCATAAAACTTTTCTCCACCAGAAGAAGAAAGAATCTCTACGTGAATTTTTGGATGTTTCTGTATATAAGATAATAATTCTTTTCCACCAGGAAACCAATCAAGTTTTTCAAAAGCATTTTTATTCATAATGAAATCTTCCCAATTTTTTGACCATTCTTTTCTATCACGCTTCTCTAACGATTCTTGGCCATATAAATCTCTAAACTTCTTTTCAAAGTCAGAGAGAACACCATCCATGTCTAGGTAAATCTTAGTTATCATTTATCACTTTCTTCAAAATCAATTTATATTTTACTACATCTTCTGGTAAAAATGCGGTATACTTTTCAAGTTTTCTTCGATAATCTGGCCATCGAATTGTATCGGCAATCTGTTGTGTCCAAACTGGAACGAATTGTAAAATTTTATTTAAAATAATTATAGTTTCTATGTTTACTTCTTTACGCAATCCCATTGTAAGCAATATTGGGTATTCGCCCCTCACAACTCTCAGTAAATGATTTGGATTTTTTATGTGCGAAAAAAGATCTTTACAATCATTTTCGAAAGTATACGATAATGACTGAATTACCTTTTGTCGTTTTAGATACTTTTGTTGTGCATCATCTAATAGTAAATCACCAATCCATGTTACTGAATCTTCAACAAAATTAGAAACTATAAAGTCAATTAATTCTTCTTTTTGGTTAAATTTTCTTGACAATTTGTAATAATGGTATTTGTCTTTACGATTTTCAAAGTTGGTTATACTGAAGTTTGTTTTACCATCATACTTAAAATAATCGTATTTGTCGGTTGTAAAATGCAGTTTTAGTGATTGGAAGATTTCAAATGTTTCATAACCATTCATATCGGAAGTCTAGAAGTTTTCACTTTGAGTAAATTGGCTTTCTCTGCTTGTTCTTGCATCTTAGCCTTGAGTGTTGAATTTACAAGAGAAGCTGCAACTTCTATTTCAAGTCCAGTTTGTTTGCAATATTCCACTATGGCTTCAAGATAAGTATAGTCCGTGTTTGCGACCATACCTTCTATCCTCACAGCGAACTTACGCATTTCTTCTCTTGTTGCCATTACTTCTCACTTGCAAGTTTATAATCTAAATCCATTAACCATGAAGTTTTTGGGCATTGGCTATCATAACATTTTTCAGATTGCATTACTGATTTTGGTATCTTACAAATAGGACACCTTTCAGATGCCTCTGTTGGAAATTGAATAACATCATCTAAAGGAAAAGAAAGAGCGGGTTGGGCAGCACCTAAATTAAGCGTAATATCGTTTGATTCAGGTGTAGATACAAAAGGAAAATTATTTTGTGGAATACCAGAAAAATTCCATTGATTATCACTTTCAATTTCTTCATCAGGTTTAACTACATCTAAAACACCATTAAAATGGAAACCTGCGCCACGTAAAAATGATTCGAAATTTTCTAAGACCGTATCTAAACTATCTGCTTTAAATTCTGTGGTATGAGTTGATGAAACATGTTCTTCATCACCACGGAAAATATCATAATCGAAGTGTTCACATGTAAAAGTATAACGAGCCATTATTTTACCACCGATTCATAAAGAGTTTCAAATTGTTCGTGTACTGCCACTTCTTCATCATAGTTTTGTTTGTGATAAACTTTGACCAAGCGTGATACCAGTTTTTTAGGTAACTCCATTTTCTTTGCGGTCTCTGCAATCGATTCACGAATAAAGTCTTGTTCACCATCAATTCTTGCCATCGAATCGGAACATTCTTTAATAATCTTATAAAGTTTTTCTTTATCTGGTTCCGATAATTTATTAATTGCCATTTGTTTAACTGCCATAATATAAAACTCCTTATTTTCTGGTTGTTGCTTGTTGCGCTACATTGTGTGATTGAGCTGAAGCTGCAAATGAGATACAAATAATATCTTGACTTTGTACATATGAACAGCGTACTGATAATGGATCGATTCCTTTTTCAACGGCACGATTAATGTTTTCTGCCATTAAACTGCGATCATGAATGTTGTACCAACCAATCGCAACCAATGCCGTTAAGATTACAGATGTGATACAAAGAGCAACCGTGTTATCACCTTTTTTTAAATCGAATTTGTCCAATTTTTCATATCCTTTCGTATGTAAAAAATATGGCGGCCAATTGTTGTTAAGTGTTCCATATTTCTCCATTGTGGGTTAACATAATCTGCATGATAAAACAAAGCACCTTTTGATGGATCTTCAATCTTATCATGGTTCGCATAAACATAAACTGCTAAGCTACGAATATCATTATACAACGGGCTGTTACTGTTTGTCAAGCTCTTTGCGACTGATATTGCCTTTGGTCGTTCTTCGCACCACCAAGAAAATTGGCAAGTGCCCCTAATTTTTTGTTTAACAACACCACAAATATCATTCTCAAAGTGTCCAGATTTGACTCTGTTAATTGTTACAAATGCCACCGCTATTTGGCCTTTCGTAGGCTCATGTGCCGATTCAAAATAAATGTTTTCTGCTAAACATTCGACTTGCACTTTTGCATCAGGCGACATAAAAGCGTAATAGGCTTTGTAAGGTATTTTTACAACATTTGTTACCGAAAGTGCGGTAAATCCTATAGTAAATGCAATCAAACTAATTGTGAAAAGCACTATTGCTCTTTTCATAACTTCTCCTTAATTGTTAGGGGACGGCCGAAGCCGTCCTTGTCCCATCAGGTAGATTTTTTAGTTGTTGTTTTAGTATCTACGGTTATATTCGAAACGAAATTATTCAAAGTCGCTGCTTTGGCGATAACTTCTGATTCAGAGGGAAATGGTGGATACCCTGGATGTTTCGGTGGGTCCTCACCTTTGAGTTTGGCAGTATCACAATCTACTGACCATTGATTGGCGATTTGTTCACGCTTACCATAATAATCGTCATTGAGCATATCTCTCGCCATCTTGAGTAGCTCTAGTCGTATTTCAAAAGGTGTCATGTTTGACATAATTTTCTCCTGTGTGTTTGTGTGTCACCAGCGGATGTGTGTATGCTGGTATTTTATTTAGTCATTACCATGTCCAAGAAATGCCAGAAAATCTAGTTCCTTTGGTGACAGGTTCTACTCTATGTGGAAATAAAAAGTTTGAAGGAAAAACAATAATATCTCCAGTTTTCATTTCAATTTCAGTATCTTTCCACATAATAAATTGTCCCCCTTCATATTCTTCATTAAACGCTGCAAGTACAGATAATATTGGTATGCCTGTTGGTTCATCGCCTCTGCCAAAAATTGAATGAATATGATCACAATGTTCGGCCATCAATCTAGTCTTTTTATACATGTTATAACGAATATTGGTGTATCCTCTCCAAGATTTCCACCAATCAAATTTTATATCATTGACAACATATTCGTGTAAAACCTCCCAAAATCTTTTCATAAAATATTCATGATTTGAAGGTTGTTGATGTGTAACATCAAGTTCTTTTTCTCCACTTTGTGTGGTGCTTTCTTTTGTGTGTGGATTATAAAAAGTGTGTTGTTGCCATTTTTTATTTTTAAGTTCTTTGACGGCCTTTTTACACTCTTTATTATCAAGAAAAGCTGGATATCTTTTTGTATAAAACTCTAAATTTTTATTCATATTTTTAATCCCACAAGTTGCGGTAATATCTACCAAACAATCTTAGACCGTTTTGTATTCGTTTATTATGTTTATCATAACCTTCTTTATCAAATACTGCGGTGTGATTGGGACCATGTTCTAAAGAATACATTTTTGGTTCACCTTTTTCATCCCACTCACACGGCACAGATTTTAAATCTGAATTACCAGAATGAAATTGTGCATCATTGTCATCATCAACTAACTGCTCAAATGTCCAAATCATTTCATCCATTACCCATTCAAATCGTTTGAAATGGTTGGCATCGGTGTCCCACTCATTTTCTTTTGGTGGTGCTGATGTGCTACGCAATTCCTCTGGCACATCTTCATCATCCACAAAAGGTGCACCGTGATTTGTTTCTTTTAATTGTTTGAGCATTGGCAAAACAATAAGTGCCAATGTATGATCCATTGACCAAGTGTCCCATCGGTCAATCTTCACTTTGATTGTGCGATTGCGTTTCGATTCAATCCATCGGCAAAGTTTAGTCAACCAAGAGGGGTTTCCATTTTTGTCTTGAGTTAACCATTCACCAAAACCGTGAACATACTTGTCATACGCTTTGGTATATTCATGTGTTGTCTTATTGTATTTTGGAATGAAAAATAGGATCTTTTCGGCGATTTGATATGGCCCAATCCAATTTTTATAAGGTCCGATTTTTATTTTCATGTCAATACGTATGTCAAATAAGCAAATATGAATAATACTAAAAATTTAAGGAAGAAAACACATAAACCTAAAATGGGTTTCCGAAAAATGTACAACACAAAAAACAATAACACAATCCATAAAGAAGCTACAACATCAATCGGTGTGTTTTCGACCTTATCAATAATTGGTTCAGAAGCTTGTTTAATCTCCTGAATAGGTTGCAAAATAAGAGGCATAACTTTTCACTTTATCATCATTACGAATATCGGATACATGTTTGCGTTGTTTAGAATTACCCATCCATGCAAACTTTGTACACAATGTACATCTACAAGAGCGTTTGGATTTCTTTCTCTTGTAATTTGCCATTATTTCTTCTGTGCATCTTTCTTAGGAGCAGGTTTTGCTGCTTCTTTTTTAGGTTCTGCTTTTTTTGCATTTGGATTTTCAGGAATGTTCGGCGGGCCAGCTTTTTTCGGTGGCTCAGCTGCAATTACTGCTGTTGCAAAAAGTGTTGCTACTACTGTGCTTAATACTTTAGTCATTACAATCTCCTTAATTAAGAATGGTGATTGATTCTGTTGCCAAGTTCAATCACCGAAAACTCCGGTCAGCGGTTAGGCTGCCAGCGCAAATCTTTCATCGTTTGCATTTACTTGTTTGCTTCTTCGGCTGAGTAGTCTCAACCCTACGGCTTTGGCTTTGCCGATTCTCCAGTTGTTCATTACATACGCTGTCGAAACCATGGCTGGCCCATTAGGAAGCATATTAGAATTCACTCTATCTGAGGGCGAGTATTTAACGGGTAGCCCCCAGCCTGTGCCCGAACCAATATGCTTTCTGGTGGACCAGAGGGGAATCGAACCCCTGTCCAACGCATCTTTTACAACCTTCAACGAATTCTTACTTACTAAAAAATGGTTCCATCTTTGTGCCAATACCAATAATACAAAAGGTATCAGGCTCAATTCTTTCAACAAGTGTCCAAGATTTAGTATTTGGATTCATAAACATTACAACAGGATGAAAGGTTCTTTTGTCACCATTTAATCTATGACCGACTGCTGTGATAAAAGGC